CGGAAAAGCGACGCCAGTGAACGTCGGAAACTTGAAATTCGGGATGGCGCAACTCGACACATAGCGCTAGAATGGACTTTCCATCAACGTACAGATAGAAGTCCACATTCATGTAGGCTTCGTCGTCGTCCTCAAACTGCTGGTGCTGAAGGAGCGAATTCATGTTTGTACTCATAGTCGAAGTAGCCCTTTACTTCTTCTGTGATCTTCTCACGCATCAGTGCCGCACTGAAAGCGCACTGCTCGGCGAGCTTGTCTACGTCGCAAGCCCTTGCCACGAAAGGAGAAAGGACGACATAGTAGTGGGAGACCTTGCCGGTCGCTACCCAGAACTTAAAGATGCCCGTGTCGATGAAGTTCTTCATCTTATCGAACGTGGGCTCCCCGTCGCACCTTTCGAACAGAAACTTCTTAGTCTTGTCGATCTGCCCGATGATCTTCGGGCTGGTGGTCGAAACAGATGGGGGAGGGGCGGTAGCCGCGACCTCGGCCATCTTAGCGTCGTACTTCCGCTTCCAGACCTTGTACCTGATCCACGCCTTGTCACCGCAGATACCGTTCGGTTCGACATGGGCGTTCTGGAGCTTAAGGATGGTCAGGTTGCCGATGATGTAGTTGCGGTATTCGGTCGAGTCGATGAGGCCGCGTGTTTCTCGGCGCATCTTCCAGCAGTGTCGAAACAGGTTCGACTTGCGTGGGTCCGTTCGCTTTGGCAAGGAGTTCCTGCGTACTGCTTGACCATCGGCGGTCTCGCCGAAGAGCCTGCGGTACTCCTTTTCATAGCAGACCGCCAACTTGTATGCCTCGATTTCCAGAGGCTTCATGTGCCACTGGAAGATGGCGTCGTACTCGATCAAGTCTTCGTTCTCCATGCTCGTATTTACGGTTCACAGCCGCATCCTACCGAGCATGATCGAATGCGCCAAGCCCGAATCTTAATCAATTCTGCCCTTGCTTTGATTAAGACGCCGTGGTACTATACGGGCACGGTGAATTACTTGGATGGGAGCCAGCAAAGCGCAGGCCCGCAAGCATTCTTGTGGATTACAGCGCGGAGCATTTCTCCCCGCCAGAGCAGCCCGAAGGCAAACGCAGTGGCCCGAGGGGACTGGTGGCAAAAACTATAGAGGCCGGGTGAGTCTTACCGGAACCGAGCCGCCGAAACGGTACGCGGCTTTCCCTCTGGGACCGAAGTGAGCCTCGTTCCATAAACCCACCGATGCTATGGTGCCTGAAAGCTTTATGCGACCGGGTGGGGGTTCAGGCAGTGGTCGAGGTTAGTAGGCAACAAGGAACACTGCTTCAAAAACGCAACCACGTTGCGATTATAGTCCGCAAGGCCGATCATTAGTTACGCCTTGCCGGAAAGGGAAAAGTGCGCAGTTTGCGGCCCCTATATCTTAAGGGTCTTTAAGGCGCATTTATTTTCTTGATACTATAGTCACAACCATAGCATCCGGTGCGCCCATATCCAGACAACAAAAGTGCTGAATTGCATCTAGCTATCGGCTGTCAAATGAGTTAAGATGGCTGACATGAACCTGTATGACGCGGCGGTACAGATTTCTGAGCTACTGGAAACCAATCGGGCTGTGTTTCTTAAGACGGAACCAGAAGTGCCCGATCACACTGAGAATGCGCCCTTCAAGATCATCATTTGTGGGAATGAACAGCGAGTGGAGTTTGAGGTCGAATCTAAAGACGTGATGCCCCTCGTGGCTCAGTTCGACGCGACCTTGTTCAACAAGGAGTGTGTGGACCGCTTGTACGTCTACAACTTCAAGTCCTTCGCCACCTACTTCCACGCCCAATGCCCGCACAAGTTTGTCCTACCTTCGCCCCAGCAGGTCTTCATCGACTTGAAGGTGGTCGAAAACTTTCTTGGCATTCGCGGAAAAAAGTCGCCAGAAAATTTGGTGGAAGCCGTAAATAGGACAAAGCACGCTGTCGAACACAAAACTTGGCAGCTAGTCTACAAAGCGGTTCATCTACCACTTTCGCTTAAAGTATTGCCTGTGATCGAAACGACGGCCCTCTTGAACGAGGACGCCAAGCGTTCCGAGTATCCCTACTACGAGATCGAGGGACAGATCAACGGGCGAATGAACTGCCTTAAGAAATTCGCCAAGAGTTACCTCCCCCACAACATGGGGCCAGACGTAAAGAGGGCTCTGAAACCAAAGGGCTATGGGAATCGGTTTCTCTACGCTGACTTTCGGCACTGCGAGGTCACTGTCCTACAGTGGCTCTCGGGCGATCCACAACTCAAAGAAATCCTAGACTCAGGAGACGACCTGCACCGTCGTATCTACGAGATTCTGACCAACGATAAATGCGACACGGATACCAAGCGGAACATGTCCAAGCTGATCTTCCTGCCCGTCATGTACGGCTGTGGGGCCTCGCGCCTCGGGGAGTTGATCGGCGTGCCCGAGACAGTCGCCAAAGAACTGATCAACCGCATCAAGATGGCCTTCCCGGTCGCTTGGCGGTGGATGATGGATGTACAAGAGGCTGCCAAGAAGGGACCGGTATTGGACCGGTTGGGCAGGCCACGGACGTTTGAAGAGAACAAGAGCTACCTCGCCAGAGACTTCGTGGTTCAAGGAGTCGCGGCGACGGTATGCCAAGAGAAACTGATTGAGTTGCAATTCGCACTCAACAGCGAGAGGGCGTACATCGCCTTCACCGTCCATGACGGCTTCGGTCTGGTGTGCAAGATCGAGGCGGCGCGTGAGACGTACCTCAAGGTCAAAGAGATCTTGGAGGGTGAATCGAGACTCTGCCCCGGCTTAAGAATGAAAGTCGAAGTGAAGTTCGGAGCCAAGCTCGACAAAATGAAAGTTCTGTGGAAGGACTAAGGCGGTCGTAGACTTTCTGTCGAAAGACCATTGAAGATGTGCCGTCTTAGTTCATCCACGCCTACGAAAGAATTGTATAGGAGGACCGTTGCAAACGCTCGAAACGATTGTCAACACATATCCAGTGACCCCAGATGAATACCAAGTGCTCGACGAGAAATTCGGAAATCTGTGTCACTATGCCGCATGGCAACTTAAGAAAAAGAACTCTAAGAATAGCCTCACGAATGATCCCGACGATGACGTGCAGGAGTTGCGCATCGCCCTTCTCAGGGCCGGTAGCTACTACAAGCGTCAGACGTACATTGAAGAGTGCTTCCAGATCCTTGATGATCATGTCGAAGACAAGTTCATTAAGAGTCTGGTGAAAGAACTGAAACAGCTATGGAAAGATCGAAGAAGACATGGGGCCAATCGACAGAAGTTTGGCGAGTTCCAAGAGCTAATCCTCGACAGGCTCATACGGAAACACGTCCCGAAGGATTGTAGACCGGCAAAGGACAAGCCGCTTTCGATTGACCCTAAGTTTTCCACTTATACGAAGCAAATTATCTGGAATGCACAGAAGTCGCTCGGGAAACAAATCACCCGAGAGAAATCGTGGCGAACTGGACTTGTTTCTTTAAGCGAGTATGACTATCTTGGAGCCGCCACGGAATGATCCGTGACTGGTGGAGGCACTAGCCCCGGTCCCCCGACATCTTAAGATGTCGGGGGACTATGCGAGCCACGATAAGGTTGTCAAAAGACCATATCGGCCATGCGAACCACAGCAACTTTGTCGAAAGATCAATCTGCTTGTGTGAGCCGCTGAATCCTATGTCGAAAGATCATGGGGAACTAGCGAGTCAAGGAAGGCATGTCGAAAGACTATGAATCTCTTGCGAATCAGTCCACGTTCGCCGAAAGGCCCGAACCGAAGTGTGAGCCAATGGACACTTGCCGTAAGGCCACTTGTTATTTGTGAGCCCATTCAATCTGTCGAAAGACCACATGAGATGTGTGGGCCGCATCCGCCCTGCTGAAAAGCCAGCACGATATTGCAAATCCCCGCCTGTAATTACAGGCGGGGATTTTTTCTTTAAGAAAGGCATTGACCTGTAAGAATTACGTTGGTATCATCTCATGGTCTTAACCAAAGGAGGACAGGGATGTCCAAGCTTTATTCCATTGATTGGGGCTACGAAGAAGAAAAGCTTTCCGTTTGGAACGGAAAGAAGATGACGCACAAGATGCCAAAGGTTGAGGCTGGTGATGTCATCCTCACAGAGAACATGCCGAACAAGCTGGCGAAGCCATTGATCAAGGATGGGGCCATCGTAATGCGATGCAGCCCGAACTCTTCAGCAGCTTACCGCGAGAAGTACAACATTCCCAAGACCGATGACAATGATGCCATCGTCATCTGGGATTTGTATAAGGATTCCCCGGCGAAGTTTCGCCAGATGAAAGAGGACTCGAAGCTCAAGCAGTTTTATGTCAACTACGAACAACTCACCAAGCAGATCACCGCCGTCAAGAACCGCCAATGGGCCGCAGAAGACGACGACAATAAGGAATACCTTGCCTCGCTTGAGAAGGCCAAAGACCTGCTTGCCAAGAAGCTGACGAAGGAACTGAAGCGAATTCCCATCTACGACACTTTCCTATCGAAGATCAAGGGCATCGGCCCGGCACTCGCCGCTGGTCTCATCTCTGAGATTGGTGAGATCAAGCGGTTCGACAATGTGTCGAACTTGTACGCTTACGCCGGGGTCCACATCAAGGACAACAAGGCACTCAAGAAACAGAAGGGTGTTGTGGCTAACTGGAATAGCGCTCTGCGATGTCTTGTGTGTCACGGCGTTCCAGATCAGTTCGTCCGCCAGAAGTCGCCAATCTACAACGGCATCTATGCTGATGAGAAGGCGCGATGTGCCAAGATCTTCGAGGAGGACTCTGGCAAGGCCAGAGAAGATCGGCGCGTACAGTCGCTCCTTCACGCGGAACGGCGTGCTCGCCGTAAGGCCGGTAAGATCTTTCTCCACCATCTGTGGAAGGCATGGCGCGAATTGGAAGGTCTACCAGTGCCGAAGCCGTGGGTGCTTGAACATGGCGGACACTCAAAGGAGATTCTTCCTCCTACTGCGTATCCGGGGCTGACATAAAGGCCAATTCAGCGAATGTGAACCATCATAGCTGTGCCGAAAGGCCAAAGGGCAGCTTGTGAGTCATTGTTAGCTGCGTGGTACGAGCCAATGTACCTGTGCCGAAAGGCCATGCTGGTGCTGTGAGCCAAAGAGCCACTGCCGAAAGGCCAGAGTTGATATGTGAACCATCGCGGTGTTGCCGAGAGGCCACTGTTTCAGTGTGAGTCATTAGAACTTTGTCGAAGGACCAAAAGGGAATACGGGCCATGTGTACCTTGCCGAAAGGCCAGAACCGCCTTGCGAACCAACGGAGGTTTGCCGAGAGGCCAAACTCATTTTGTGAACCATAAGGAGACATGGATGTCGAAGGAATACGTGTTAGTCCTGTGCATGAGGTACAGCGACTTCAAGGATCAGATTCAAATCCTGCTCATCCTCAAGGACCGACCGGAGTGGCAGAAGGGCAAGCTGAATCTGCCCGGTGGCCGCATGGAAGAAGGGGAGACGCCCGAGGAAGCCGCCAAGCGCGAGCTTCACGAAGAGACCGGTCTGCAAGCGTGGCGGATGCAACAGATGGGTGTGATGAAGGACCGTCAGTTCACGATCCACTGTCTCAATGCCATCGCCGAAACACACGTCGAACTTAAGCCCCGCGAGGGCGAGACCGAAGAGGTTATGTGGATGCCGTTCCATGAGGCGTTGGCCGACAAGCGGCTTATTCCCAATCTGCGGGTCATCATTCCGCTCATGCGGTGCGAAGTCGATGGATGGACCATCACCGATTCCGCCTGCCCGGAATACAAGCCTCTTCACACAATATCTGTAACAATCCCCACTTTCTCGAAGCCGCCGAGTTGATGTCGAAAGACCAAAGATCGTGTGTGAACCAAAGCGGTGCTGTCGAAAGACCAAAGATCGTGTGTGAACCATCGTAGCAGTGCTGAAAAGTCGCGGATACCTTGTGAGTCATCTGGGCGCTGTCGAAAGACCAATAAGTTTGTACGAAGCCGCCTTGATTTAAGGCGGCTTTTCCTTTCCTAAACCCAGAGTTGGCGCAATCTTATGTTTCGGGTATAAAGGGTCGATCATTAAGACTAGATACCCGACTCATCGGGAAGGTGTAAGATGGCAGACCCATTCATTGACGACCCCACACTGGTTGATCCAGATGGTGAGGGGGATACGAAGTACAGTTGGGACGAGGAGTTCCAACGGCACATCGCGGCCCTCCTGATCGCAGACAGACAGTTCCTCCTCCAGTCGCTCGACCTTGTTCGGTCGAGCTACTTCACGAACAAGGCCCACTCGAAGGTGGTTGGTATCGCCTTCGAGTTCTTCAAGAAGTACCGCATCCTTCCTCGGAAGGACTTCATCATCAACGAACTGAAGTCCGAGTTGAAGGACAACAAGGCCCTGCCCTACTACCTCGGCGAAGTGAACGTCCTGTTTGAATACTTCCAGCCGGGCATGGAGGCGCGGGAGTACCTGCAAGACAAGATCACGTACTTCGCCAAGATTCAGTCGCTCAAGAAGGCGTTCCACGACTCTTTGACGATGATTGACAAGGCCCCGGAGTCCGAGGATACGTGGAACAAGATCTATGACAAGATGCGTGAGGCGATGACCACGCATCAGAACTTCGAGATCGGCATCGACTACTTCAAGAGCATCAAGGATCGCTACGCCAAGAAGGAGGAAGAGGACCAAGACAAGGAACGGTTCATCCTCGGTCTGGACGGCATCGACCTCGAAGTGGCTGGTGGCGGTTACTGTCGTGGTGAGATCGTGTCCATCGTGGCTGGTTCGGGCGTTGGCAAGTCCGTCATGCTGGCGAACATCGCGGCAACGAACGTCCTGCGAGGCAAGAAGGGTGTCTATATCTCTCTTGAACTCGCAGAAGAAAAGGTGGCCGACCGACTGGACGCCATCTTCACTGGATTTCCTGTCCAAAATTTGTGTGCCAACAAGGACGACATCTTCAAGAAGCTCACGGGCTTCTCGTCGGTCCAGTACGCGGGCGAAATCTGGCCCCTCGTCATCAAGCAGTTCCCGGCTGGCACGGCCACCATCAACACGATCCGGGCCTATATCAGTCAGCTACGTTTCCACGGCTTCGATCCCGACTTCGTGATCGTGGATTACGTTGGCGAAATGGCAAACCATCCCGACATGAAGACCTACGAGTCCCGCGAGAAGCTCGTCCGCGAGCTTCGTGCGCTGGCGACCGAGGAGAACATCTTCGTGGCGACCGCTATGCAGCCAAACCGCGATGCGAAGAAGGAGGGCAAGGGCGAGCGGCACCGCATTGACGACGAACACTTGGCTGACGCTTTCGGCCAGATTAGGCCCCTTGATGGTTGCGTCTCATTGAACCAGAACGACAATGAGAAGCTTCTCGGCATCGGTCGCGGCTACGTCATCAAGCAGCGTGATGGCAAGAGCCGCTATCAGATCTATCTTAAGTTCGACAAGGAGACCTTGAGGATCACCGAGATCACCCGCGAAGAGTACAAGGCGAAGCTGAACGCACAGAAGGAAGTTGTCTCCGAAGAGACGAAAGTGGATATGGTGGTCGAGCACTGGAAGCCCTCCGACACCGACGATGATGACATCAAGGACGTTCTCAATGAGAACATCCAGCAAGAAGATGAAGAGGGCTAATTCTTTAAGAAAATGGCAACGCCGCCAGTCAAGCCGCGTTGCCATTTGCTCGATTATACAGTATCATGCTAAAGGAGTAGGAGACGATCATGGCAAAGGCAGAAAAACTACAGTTTGACAAGTTCGAGGTCTCAGTTGACCCAGAAAACTTGCGGTTTGATGAGGATTCCCTCAACACATACATCCAGAAAGAAGCTGGGTTCTACGACAACTTCGGTGCCTATCTCGCTCTGGCCGAGAAGAACCTTCAAAACAAGGAAGTCAAGTACGAGAAGATCTTCTCTGAGCGCTTTGTGGAAGCCAAAGAGAATGGCGCGAGTGACAAGCTGGCCGAAGCCAAGTCCAAGTGCGATGCCGACGTGTCGGAAATCAAGGAAGAGATCGTCGAGGCCCGCTACATTGTCAACCGCCTTAAGAATCACCTGAAGGCTTGGGACAAGAACCACGACAATGCTCAGTCGATGGGCCACATGTTGCGGAAACAGATGGACAAGCTCCGCGAGGACACGATCTACGGGCATAAAGACCCGAACTATGTGCCGGGTCTGGACAAGGCCGTCGAGGAGACGGTAAAGTCATTCGACGGCGATGAACAGCCGTCTGAGTTTGAGTCAAACCTCAGTACAGAGAACCTGTTCTAAAAAACAGGTTGCGATAATTTGGGGATTGGGGTAACATCTTAACAATCATCAGATTTTTTGATTAAGTCTGGTGGTTGGATCTGAAATCCCCGACCTCTGAAATCGAAAAAGGGCTTGAAGTAGGAGGCGAAATTCAGGAGCCCTGCGGCCAAGAGCGGCCAATACCCATTAAGATCCCCTGTAAGCGCCTCATCAGGAAATGGGAGACCACGGATGGTTGATCCAGTCAAAGCCACTGACTTCAATCGCAAAGAGGAGGGACTCCAAGAGTTTCTCCTCTTTTGTATTGCTGTCGCAGGCAAGAATGCCACGCGCACCGCCGCCAACCTCAACAACCTACTCGAATACGGCAAGGACTTCTGTGAAGGCACGCCGTTTCAGATCATCTTGGCGATCCAAGAGCACGAGGATCTTGCCAAGACTATGAAGTCCTTTGGTTTCGGTTGCTACAACATCAAATCAAAGGGCCTGCTGGTAGCCGCTTCTTCAGGTTTAGACCTGAAGACCTGCACGGTGGAGCAGCTTGAGGCTCTCTACGGGGTCGGCATGAAGACGGCCCGCTACTTCGTCCTTCATACCCGGAAAAATGCACAGGTTGCTTGCCTAGATACTCATGTTCTGAAGTGGCTGTCTTATTACACTGGTTACGCAGTGCCGAAGAACACGCCAACGAAGAAGAAGTATCTGGAACTTGAGCAGGCTTTCCTGAAGATTGCGACGGCGATGAACACATCCCCTGCTGATCTGGACCTCAAGATCTGGAATAAGCAACGGGGTAGCGATGAAGAATCACTGGCTAACACTACATGAACAGAAGAAGCGGCGGTTCTGGACCGCCGAGTTCAGCAAGAACGGCATCTTTGTTTTGAAGCCTCGACGGGTCGGCATGAACGACCGTCTGGGATTCATGGGCTCTGTCAGTGGCGTGTCCAGTATCACCTTCAAGGACGCCATGACGAAGACAAGCGATCAGGAGCTTGTTGATTTTCTCACTGAATCACGCAAGACGATGGCCGGTTGGCTGGCCCGTTTGCGTCTCTATGCCAGCTTGATGAATGAGTTGGAATACTTCGAACTCTCCGATCTCACCTATGACAACGTGGGCATCGGCGAGACAGTCGAAGATCTCAAGCTATCCTTCGGCTACAACCAACTGAAGCACGTTCACTGCGCTTAAAAGGAGCCCATGCCAACAGACAGGGGAATACTCACCGGCTTGTATCACAAGATCGCCACTCTTGAGATGGTTGAGAGTTTGAGGCGGTGCGCCCTGATCTGGCACAAGATCACCCCGTACCAGTTTCAGGCCACGTTCAAGAAGGGCAGCGATTTCTGGGACATCTACCTGTCGAAGATGCCCACCTACAGTAACGTGATTGTGGACATTTGGAAGAATGCCACCTACTTTGGATCACTCAACTCAGATAATGCCCCAGAGATCCTCTCGCTCTTCAACGATCTTGACGATGACGACTTCTACGATCAAGACAAGCGCTTACTCCACGACATTCAGGTGGCTGAGATTTGTGGCCCCGTGACGTACAACATCTACCCGGTCCCAGCCGGGGTGGTTGGCAACGGCACGGCGGATGTTCTGTGTATCCACCGGCATTTCGTGGTTCTGTCCCCACCTGCGGCGCGGGTCAGCGGTTACTTCGACAGCTTCAACAATATCCAGAGCTTCCATACGACCGGCGTGGGCCTCCGGGCCGCTGGCACGTTCGCCAGCAACGACAACATCTGGAACATCATCGGGGACACCAACGGGCCTCTGGCGGCTGGTTCCTCGAAGGTAATGCTCGTCGTCAACTTCTTCGTCACCCCGGCAGGCGTGTACGCAGACGGCAGCAGCTATAACATCTACGGAGAAGTTGGCTCGGGTGGCGTCTGGGCCAGCGGCCAAGCAGATGTGTTTACAATTCCTTAAAGAACTGACTATATACTGTGTCGTTCGTGCTGTAGAGCAGGACGGTTGACGCTAATCCCAATGATGCGGCATCCGGGTTCTATGGCGAGGCAATGGCTTATGGGAACTTCTGCTGATTCTTAGTGAGTCAAGAAGGGTGCCAACCTCACAGGCAATAACAAGCCAAAGGGAACCAGTAGTCTCGTTGACTCTGGTTCCCTTTTTTTGTTACTATAGTTGACTTGGGAGGATCGTTGGAAAGCATATTAGACATAGATGTCCGTTCAAGAAAATGGGCTAAGGAATTCAAGTGCAGCGTGCCGTGGGCCGCAATCTCGGTATCGACGGAGAGGGGCGACTTCCCCGTCCTCAGCGAAGAGAACAGGGTCGGGCTTCTCAGACTATGCTTCTGGGACATCGCCAATCCCCGTCTGGGGCAAGAAGATGCCCTCGACGGCAAGCTCTTCAGCAAGGAGCAGGCAAGACAGGTCTTGGACTTCGTGGAGGAGGTCTGGGACAAGGTTAAGGTGATGCTGATCCACTGCGAGGCAGGCATTTCGCGTTCCCCGGCTATCGCCGCCGCGATCACCAACATCAAGTTCGGTCAGGGGGAGGAGATGCCCTTCTTCAACAGGTACACGCCCAATAGCCACGTCTACCGCACGATCCTCAATGAATACTACGGTGGCGATTCGAGGATGATGGCCTTTGCGAACAAGCTGGTCTCTGACAAGGCTTACGGAGAGATTTTAGATGAGCCGTGGGACTGCACAAAATGAATTGCAAAATCCACAAGAGGTTACTATGTTAGTTGCAGATGGTTAGTGCAGAACCGAGAACATTTTCACGGTTTACAGCACGTTACTGCGGCTAATGGGATATGGAAGTCCCGTATAACCTCCATCTACCGAGAGTGTGGTGAACTTTATGTTTGCCACACTCTTTTTATTTGTATGGATGCCGTGTATCTTAATGAAAAGCTCGATAGGGGCTTTCTTGACTCAAATCATCTTCTGGGATCGTTGAAGTTTCTCGATGTTTCTTCTAAGGATACCCCGGCGTTTGGCGATCCTCGCTACTTCCCCTTCTATTACTACCTCGGGACGCAGACCACACCTAAGAGCGTTGTTCAGATCGGCGCGAAGCTTGGGCTGATTGGTGCCTGTTTCATGCAGGGTTGCAAGACGGTTGAGGATTGGTTGGCGATGGACTCGTATGACATCAAGCCGCCAGCTTCAATCATTACCAGCAACCTCAAGCGGTTCGGGCAGACTGAGGGGAAGTATGGGTTTATGTTGCTCAATGACAGCATGTTGGAAATGAACAACAATCCAGACTACCGGATCGACATGGGCCTGTTGACGGAGAAGTACAATGCCGAGAAAACCAGTCGTTACCTAGAGTTCTTATGGCGTTATCTCAACCCGGAAGGATTATTAGTTGTGGACTATATACAAGAAGCTGACGTGAAGGACTCCTTCAAAGCGTTCTGTAGGGTAAAGAACCGGGAGCCCGAGGTTTTCGAGACTCGATACGGCGTCGGCGTCATAACTAGGTAACAGAAGAGGTAGTCAATGGGTTACGAAGTCAAGTTCATCTTCCACCCACGCAAAGAGGAAGGTGGCTACAATACAGAAATCAAAGAAGAGAAGCTCGTCAAAGTCGGCAAGCCCTTCGATGAGACTCCGTTGGAGAAGCTGGCTGGTGTGATCATGTCACAGATGGCTCGCCGCGACATCTGGGTTGTCGATGTGGAGGCTGTCGAGTTGGTTCGCAAGGAACTCAACTTCAAGGAGTGCAAGGATGGTCGGGGCATTGTCCTTAAGAACAAGAAGTTCTCGTTCAACGAGGCCGCACAAATGGTGGCCGAAGACATGGGCGAGCCTGATGCGCAGCCGCAGCCGGTCCAGCCGCCGCAACAAGGTCTGGTCACTGTGGTTCCCGCCAACATGCCGGTGGCTCCGGGCCAGCATCCACACGAAGCGCTCGTTGCTGCCAGAGCCCAACAGAGCATGGAAGACCTCTACGGCAATCCGAATAGGCCAGTGCCGGTTCAGCGGCAGACTGCTGCTGTGGCACGGGCTAAAGTCGATCCGAAGAAGGTTTTGTACCACGTCTATTTCGAGCCGTACTTCTATGAGAAGGAAGTCAAGCGGCTCTCGCTGAAGTTCACCCCCGACCGGAAGTATCCGGTCCACGCTGTCATTCCGAGTCCTGATGGAAGATTGGACGCACAGAGGCTTGCTGTCACAGATGACCTGAACAGAGTCGTAGAAGTAGACGAGAAATACTTCACGAGTGCTGGCATGGGTCTCATGGCAGACAAGCAGTTGGGGTTTTCAGGACAGAACGGGAGGGGAGTTAGAAAACCCAAGCTCGCCTACGAAGACGAAATGTACATGGATGCGCCAGATCCTAAGATGGCTGGCATGGCTATTCCGCAGGGAATCCCCATAGATGATGGGACGGTCCCGGCAGATATGTTACAGATGCCGGACATTCGACCCGGAAAGCGCACCCGCTAAGTTTAGGGTCGAAATATGAAGAACCACTGGTTAAGATGCAGGAGTCGCAGAAGACTTCGTGACTTAATGTATTCTCCCGAGGCCATGCGGCGCTGGGAGAGACTCTTAAGGATCGAGATGATGCTATCTGGTGACTTCTTAATCTTTAAGGAGCAAAATGAGAAATCACTGGTTGAACCAAAGGAAGATCAAGAATCGGTACAAAGCGATGGAAATCTCCTTCAGAATGGCCGCGCTGGAACAGCTTAAGATGAAGGTGATGGCCGAAAACCCCTGCATTCTGGGGGTTGCAATTCCACAAGGAAAGGACAACGAAGATGTCATCGAAAGAACAGAAGAAGCTCAGGAAGCGTAAGGAACGCGATCAGAAGAACCTCAAGGCAAAGTTGGCGCGACAGGCTAAGGCCACCGCCGCGCGGCAAGAAGAGACTGCTGAGTTCCGTAGACTCAAGAGAATCAAGAAGCTCCAAAAGGAGATGGGCGATCTCAACATTTGGGCGGACGACGTGTTCCTTAAGATGGACGACAAGACGCTCTCGCAGTTGGAAAAGAATTGCAATATCCTTAAGGCACTGGAAGATGAGTACAAGAAGGAGCACGCCAAGAAGGAAGCTCTGAACAAGGAACTCGAAGGTGCTGGGCAGGAGACTCTCGAAGACAAGTTGTCGTTCCTGCACAACAAGCTCGTTGCACAGTCCAAAGAACTGAGCGGCCAAATGGCGGCGCTCGATCAGCCGACAGCCGGAATGGGCGGCGGCACGGAAGAGATTGCCGAGGTTTCTGTAATAAAGGCACCAGTCGCGGACGTGGAATTGATTAAGTCGGATCAGCCCGCCGAAGAGGAAATTCTTACTGAAGGCTAAAGTGCCTTGACCAGTTCTCCGAAAAGAAGTATAAGATCATCGTTCACAGTGAGCAACAACTCAAACACGGTGAACCTACTTTAAGAATACGGAGAACGATCATGAGCGAATTCGGAACACTCAATTTGGAAGAAATGGTGGGCGAGGATGCCCGCCTGAAGGAACAGGGAGGCTCGGCGAGTTTTCTCGACCAGTTCGTCCCGATGCCAGAGGTCAAGCCCGGTCAGACCGGTAGCGTGGCCGTCCGCGTCCTGCCCCCGATCAAGGGTGGCAAGTTGTTCCAATACAACCGCGTCCACACGATGAACGGACGCAAGGTTCACTGCCCCCGCCCGCTGGTCAACGGCAAGTGGGATCGCAACGTGGACTGCCCGATCTGCGATTACTACAGCAGCCTGTGGAAGCAGATCGACAAGCTGGAGAAGGCTGGTCGCGGCGCTGAGGCTGAGAAGCTGAAGGACGAGGCCCGCAGCATCAAGCCCGTCGAACGCTACTACTACAACGCCATCGTGCGTTCGATGGTGGTGGACGGCAAGGAACTCAAGAACGTCGGCCCGAGAATCCTCTCGGTCGGCAAGATCCTCCACAAGCTCATCATCAAGGCCATCGTCGGCGAAGATGGCGACCCGGACAGCAAGCTGGGCAACATCACCGATCCGAAGAACGGCTGGGACTTCATCATTCGCAAGGAAGTCACGGCTGGCTCCGAGGGCTTCCCGAAGTACGAACGCTCTGGCTTCGCTCGCAACCCGAGCCCTGCCGGTACGGTCGAGGAACTCAAACTCTGGCAGGAGAACCTGCACGACTTGACGAAGCTCCGCAACCCGAAGGAACTCGACTATCTCGAAAAGGAACTCGCCATTCACCGTGGCCTGATCCCAGACGACGCCGAGACGTTCAACACCGAGGAGTTCGACGCCAAGTGGCGTGCGAAGGGTGAGGACGAGGTTGACGAAGAGGCCAAAGCTCCGACCGCTGTGAAGGTGACGGTCCCCGCTGGTGTGCCAACCAGCAAGACCGAGACCGCTGCTCCCCCGGCTCAGGCCGAGGCCACAGCAGCGAAGAAGGAGACCCTCGCCATCGAAGACGAGGACTTCCTCAAGCAACTCGAAGAGATGGAAGGCTAACAAGCCTGATTCCCAGAAAGGGGCGGTGTTAACCCATCGCCCCTTTCTTTTTGCGCATCGCGTCTTAATGAATCCGAAAAGTTGTCCGCCCGTTCAAGGAGGTCAACCCATTATGCGAAGATGAGTCATCAGTTCTTTTGGAGGAATACCCATCATGGCAAAGAAGAAACAAGGAGACCAACTCAACAATCTCGACGCTGAGTACGCGGCTCTGGCAGAGGAAACAGGCGGCGACACGCTCGACCAATTGGAGAGCGTTAGGTTCTACATCGACACTGGCAATCTCGCCATCAACTATTCCTGCTCTGGCAAGTTCATCATCGGTGGCCTACCGGGTGGCAGAATCATTGAAGCCTTCGGCCCGGAAGCGTCCGGCAAGTCTCTGATCGGCGCGAACGGTTTGTTCGGTTGTCAGCAGATGGACGGCTGGGCCATCCTGCTCGACTGCGAGAACGCCTCGAACGGCGAATTCATGCAGAAGGTCAGTCACTTGAACCTGAAGCGCGTGCTCCGCTACGCACCATCGTCACTGGAACGTGCCTTCAGGCAGATCCACGTCGCGGTAAAGGCGATCCGCGATAGGGACAAGGAACTCAAGCGTGAGCGCAAGCCCATCTACGTCATGTTCGACTCACTGACCGTGCCGCCCTGCGAGCGCGAGCTAAGGGAGAACAACCTGCCTATGGACTTCAGCCCGACCGAGTGGAAGAAGATCGTGGGTCGTCAGGAGCAGCCGGGGGAACGTGCCCGTATCATCTCTGCTGAGATGCGCAAGCTCCAGTCGATGGTCGCTGAGAATGACGTGACCGTCTACCTGATCAACCAAGTGCGTGACAAGATCGGCGTGCTCTACGGCTCGCCAGAGACTACGCCGGGTGGCAACGCCGTGAAGTTCTATGCTTCGCTGCGGTTCCGCACGCAGGCCAAGAAGAAGATCGAGCACGCCAAGTTGGAGAAGTTCGCTGGCATCAACATGCAGGTCCGCAATGTCAAGAACCGCACCTGCCGTCCGTTCATTATCGCGGACGACGTGAAGCTCTACTTCGAGGAAGGCGTTGACCCGCTCAGCGGCTTGCTCAACCCACTGCTCGAAAGCGAACGCATCGTGCAGAAGGGTGCTGGCAACTACGAAGTCGCCAAAGACTACCTGCCCGACACGCGGACGGAGTACAAGTTCAAGGCGGCGAAGGCAGAGAACCGGGTGCCGGTGGCTGTGCTGATGGACTGCCCGAAACTGATTGACGGCACCTGTGCCGAGGATGTTCAGGGCTACCTCGACAAGTGGGGTGGTGGCCTGTTCGCCACGGAGAGCGGCGACTTCCGCGAGAAGCCCGTCAACTTCGATCTGGACGGGAATCCCGTCGAAGCGGAACTGCCAGACGACGAGAAGGACGAAGAGACGCTGGAGGACTAAAAGCCTTCGCGTGGATCATAAGGCAAGCGGTCAGGATTGGCCGCTTGCCTTTTTTTATGGTACTCATCGTAGTCGTCGAAGTCTTCGAGGAGGGCAAGATCAAGGATTTCTTGGGGGATGTAGCGCCTTGCCCGATATTGTATGTCGGGATTGTCGAGGAAAGAGAGGTCGCCTTGCCAGACCATATCGAGTTCGAGTTCTATTTCTTGGTCCGGCACAAAAAACATATCTGAGTTGCTAACCACTTCGGCGTGCGGGATGTAGGGCTCTCCTAGCTCGACGATGGCCCCGTTAGGCAGTTCGACCAGCCCATGTCGTCCGAAATGCACTTCCTGTCCTCTCAGTTCTTCGATTTCTTCCACTTTGAGGTTCTCCTCAGCGGGGCCTCGAAACCAATTCATCAGTTGCTTAAACAATATGTCCCCGCAGCGATTTTCCTGAACGTGTGGCCTTGCGCTGACAGTAGCTTTCGGACTACTGTGAGATGATTACACAGGCAGGCATCTGTAAGCTTGTGTTCCTTGTATTTCTTTTTCAGTTCCTTGAGGCTGACTGGCTTTCCTGTCGTCAGACGCTTTTGGATGTACCTGTCGATCTTCTGGGCATCAGCAAGAATCGTCTTCCGCGTTCGTTTTGACTTCGGGAAGACGCGCTCGATCTTCCTGTATTTTGGCGGATCTGAGTTGTCAGATGAGCAAATAGCAGAAGTCAAGGGTTTTAGTTCAAGGATGGTTTGGTTTTCTTCTGGTTCAACAAGGTAGATTTCCACCTTGAAGGTCTTGGCGAATTCTATGAGCGACGGCAGGTTCTTCTCATGTGTTAGAAGTCGTCTGCCGTCTTTTGTCTTGATCAATAGGCATCTTTCGTTCATTCTGGTCCCTCAAATCCAATGCAGGTTGACAGCAAGCCGCATTATACATAGAATCGTAGTTCATGGATAGGGTACTTGATTGCCATTTCCTAAGAAGGTTCGGAGTCGAGATAGAACTGAACACGTTCGACGGAATTATTAAAAAGCTGAATGAAGATAATGGTGAGATCCCGCTCGGTGCGGAGGTCGTAGCTTGTATGATTAGCAAACTTCTAAGAAAGAAGGTGCAGATCGACGGCTGGCACTACACGCATAACAACGATTGCTGGGTTGTCAAACCAGATTCTAGTTGTGGCATAGAAGTTTGCACGCCTGTTTTGAAGGGGTGGAAGGGCTTACGTTCTTTGCTTCGGGTGATCCGGGCGCTCAACCAGCATGAGATCCGGTCTGACAAGCGTTGCTCGATGCACGTTCATGTCAACATTGCTGACTTGAACCGCGACCAACTGGCATCTGTGATAGCCCATTACATTAAGTGTGAGCATGTCATCTATGACTGTTTCCCGCCTTTCCGTAAGAACAATCGGTATTGTCAGTTCATAGGAATGACTGATTTGTTTTGGGACACTTTCCCGATGGACCCAGACGAGATCATCAATCGCGTCTCTGGCTTCAAGTATTACTCGATCAATGCCTATCACTTCATCAAGGGCGGCGGTTTCACCATGCGCAATGCCCGAAAACAGACGTTGGAATTTCGCATCGCCGAGAATGATGCTTGCTTGGACCCGTATTTCACAAAGAACTGGATCAGGTTCATCTTACACTTTGTCGAGGTCACGAAGGACCGGCCTTTGCCCAACGAGTACAAAGAAGGCGATCCGTCTACTGGTTTGCTCTGGTTGGACCCAAAGGATGTATTCAAGCTTCTTAAGTTCGACGAGCCTCTTTCTGGTGGGCTCGGTCAAGTGAAGCAATGGATGCTTGGCCGGTGTTTACAGCATGGCTGGGATGCGGATCTTCCGGGTGTCTGGTCGAACAAAGGACGGGCTATGGCTCGCTCAGAATTCTTAGACTATCTTAAGTCAGCAATGAGCGAGCAGGAGATCACTGATTCTCGTGAAGAGAGGTTGTTCGCCAAGAACTACATTCTGTGATGCTATATAATCTCAATGGTAGCCAAAGCATTGAGAGAAGAAGTTGCTGAGATGAGGGCAATGGCAGACATGCTGGTGCCCTATACCTTCCCGGTCGTTGATTTCCGGGTGGAGCAGGACGTTTTGCTGTTCAAGCACCGCAGCTTTGCGGTAGATGGCTATGACTTGTCTGTTTGTTTCAGTAAGGCGGACTACGGTGAATACTTCTTAGAGTCTTTTCAGGTGCAGTCTTCATTTGCGCCGTTTCTACCTTTTGCCGTTGTTTGTAAGGTTGGTCGTGCCTTTCTTGGCTCCAACAACCTTTCGTATATCGAGTTCTTCAAGAACAATCGAAAGGTCTATTGTTGGACTATTAGGTCGAGAGAGGGCCGTCCGTTGCCGCCCGACAAGAAAAATAAGCCGGGCAGCTACGAAGGATTCCAATTCAGCATTCTTCAGCCCGGTACTGTCGATTTGTTCTGATCATCAGGACAAATACTGTGCAAGCCACAAACCGAAGAGGTAAACACAATGAACACTGCAAAAGCACGCAAGCTCCAGTACCTACTCATCTCTGAGTTACTGAAGACGGGTTCTGTCGAATTGATCCTCCCAGACGGCATCACGCTGGAAATCGGTATTCTTCAAGAAAACGAACTAGGTGATCTCAAGAAGACAGATGATTACTGCTACGTTGTGGCTACCAGAGACGGTAAGTCGGCCATGTTGGATTCTTACAACTTAGGGTTGCAGTACGAGCCAGAGAAGAATACAATCGTGTATGAGGACGAGCTTATCGACAAGGATGGAGTGGTCGTTCGTACCCTCGACGTTGTTTAAGAAGTTTCTGGCAGAAAGTGAGTGCCGAAGCTTTCTTTAAGACGGAAATCCCCTGAAAGGCCCAAGACGCCGGTGTAGGTGCCGATCACCACGCCAGCGTCTTTAGGAATCGAGAACTCGATCCAAACCTCAAGTTGTTCTTTGAGGCAGGGGAGTTCGTCTTTCCCCAAGAAGACACTGACCTTAGTTACAGTTACCTTGACGTGTCTCGGAGGAATCTCCGCTTGTCGGATGACCTTAAATTTGGTATCACGTACATGTTCCATAACCACGCGCATGACTTGCACGGGGTCGAGGAACTCGGTCCAGTGGGCTTGAAGAACTTGTTCAAGCCCTTTCAAATTCAGAAGTCTGCTTACCATGAGGTAATACCATGACAAAAGAGCAGCGAAGCACTGTAGTAGAGTACGCAGCCTCTCTTTCCGAAGAGGATCTGCGCTTCCTGTCGCTTAGGCTTACTGAGCGATATTCGGGCGATCTGCCCGAGGCTCTGGACAGGATGTCGAAGCACGCCAAGATGGACGCCCTGCTGCAAACAGCAGAGTCCGGCATGGCGCTCTTCGATCTACTCGATAAGACGAGGGACATCCTCGCCAAAGAAACGAAGAAGAAGGGAATGCCCTTGAAGCCGGGGCCTGTCACGGCTTAAACTATCAAGGGCGGCGAGGAGCCGCCCTTGTGTTTTCTTCCAGAAAGGACTCTGTATGCCATTCGTGAGCATTGACATCGAAACTCTGGGTCTTGACCCAGACACCTGCGACGTGATTGAGTTCGGGGCCGTTATCCATCACATGGAGAAGACTCTCGAAGAACTCCCCCGCTATCACTGTTACCTCACCAAAAGGGTCTACAGCGGTGAGCCATTCGCAATGGCGATGCACTCGAAGATTCTGGCCCGTATTGCCGCCCGTGAGGATGGCTGGGTCTATTTGAATCACGACTTCCTCGGCGAAGACTTCGCCGACTGGCTGGCCGAGCAGGGATACAACCGCCAAGACCCCGACGACCCGATCAAGATTGTTGCGGCTGGCAAGAACTTCGCCGGGTTCGATCAACGGTTCCTGCGCCGAATCGACAACTTTGATCGGTGGATCAAGATCCACCATCGAGTCATGGACCCCTGCATGATGTACTTCGATCCGAAGAAGGACGAGACACCGCCTAGCTTGGAGGTCTGTCTCCAGCGGGCCGGTATCAACAAGTCTGTTCAACACACTGCTGTCGAGGATGCCATCGACGTGATTCGGTGTCTACGTTACAAGTGGGGCATGTAATCTGCGGCACCCGTTCCGACGATAATGGCACGAGGAGGTCATCATGCCAGAAGTCATCAAGATTGCAGACAATCCCACTCTCGTTCCGACGAAGGATTACAAGTACGGCAAGTGGGAATTTGCCGAGTTCAACCCGGTCCAGAGCCGACTCATCGACATCTACGAGGGCACGAGCAACGTCGCCATCGCCGCCGCTACGTCGGCTGGCAAGACGGTCGCCGCCGAGATGTATCTTGCCTATGAGATGCGAAAGCGCGGCGGCAAGGGCATCTATGTTGGTCCACTCAAGGCACTCGCTAAAGAGAAGGAGATGGACTGGACCGGGGACACTCATCACTTCCACGATCTGAACATCTCCATCGCCACAGGCGACTTCCGCTTCACCATGAAACGGATTAAGGAGATGGACGAGTCGAACCTTGTGGTCATGACGCCAGAGATGTTGGCGAGTAGGTGTCGCAATCACAAGAGCGACAAGAGCCGCTTTTTGTTCGACGTGGGCACCGTCGTCTTCGACGAGAGCCACTTGTTGACCGTACCCAGCCGAGGCGACCATATCGAAGTGGCGCTCATGAAGCTAACCGAGATTAACCCGGACATCCGCATCGTCTTACTATCGGCCACCATGCCGAACGTAGATGAAATTTGCGGTTGGGTGACGAAGATGACGGGCCGCGACACCTACTACTTAGAGTCGGACTACCGGCCCTGTCCGCTCAACTTGCACTACGAGACGTATTACGACGGCGACAAGGGCTACTACGACAAGGAAGCCCAAAAGGTGGGCACGGCCTGTGCCATCGCAGAATACTACCCTGACGACAAATTCTTGATCTTCGTCCACACCATCGACACCGGCCACCAGATGGTCAAACATCTGGCTCGCTATGGTGTCAAAGCCGAGTTTCACAACGCCGTGCTGACGCTCAAGGACAGGCTCGACATCGAAGATCGGTTCAAGAATGACAAGGACTTTCGCGTTCTGGTTGCTACCTCGACGTTGGCGTGGGGCCTTAACCTTCCTGCTCGTCGCGTGGTGGTCACTGGCGTTCACCGTGGGCTCAAGGAAGTCGAGAACTATGACATCCAACAGATGGTGGGCCGCGCCGGGCGTCCGAAGTATGACCCCCGTGGTGACGCCTACATCCTCGTGCCCGAAACGGACAAGGATGCGTGGATTAAGAAGCTCAAGCACAAGCCGCCGATCCGCAGCACTCTGCTTGACTTTGTGGGCAAGGCCGAGAATCCGCACTACAAAACGCTGGCCTTTCATATTGTCGCCGAGATCCATCAGGGCAACGTGAAGACGCGCGAGGGATTTCACCAGTGGTTCCGTCGTTCGCTGGCTCATTTCCAAGATCATGCCTTCGATGATCAACTCATCGACAAAACGATGGGGCTTTTGGAGCAGTTCAAGGCGATATACGTTGAGAACGAGGAGTACCAGTGCTCGGCCATTGGCAAAATTGCCAGCATGTTCTACTACTCGCCCTTCGATGTGAGTGATCTGCGGCGGAATTTTAAGCAGATGTTCGATGAGAAGAAGGAAGGCGATGACTTTGTGGTCTCCATTGCGCTCGGCAACATTGACAGCCATCGCTGGGGCATCGTCAACAAGTACGAGAAGGAAGCCATCGCTGCCTATCAAGGCAAGATCGAGAAGATGTTCGGCAGGGGCAAGTTCACGGATTCAGCCATAAAGATCGGAGCCGCCTACTACTACATGCTGAAGGGCCGCAAGGACATTTCGCAGATTCAGGCTCTACAGGGAACGCTGCTGGCTGATCTGGATCGCACCATGCAGGTTGTGAATGCCATTGACGGCATGTCCTGCAAATGGGATAAGCAAGCTTGGCTCAACGTCCTGCGGTTGCGCATCCGTTACGGCGTGGAAGCCGATCTCGTGCAACTGGTTCAGATTCCGAACGTCGGTCAGGCCCGAGCCAAGAAGCTCAAGGCCAAGAGGATTAAGACGGTCGATGATTTCCTGACCTACGATGCGGCTACTCTGGCCGGTATCATGAAGTGTGGCGTCAAGACAGCGACAGAAGCCCTTGAGGGAGCCCGCCTCATCAACTTGAAGGAGTCGATCTCTTGAGATATTGGTTGTATCGGAGTCATGACAATGACCCGAGGAAGAAACCAGCCAATGTCACTCTACTGGCTTACTGTGGTAACAACATTGCTGTGGGCGACATTCTCTTTAACCTCGGGACATTGGAGCGACTGAAAACATTCGTCTGGGACAATCACAAGGAAGATTGGCTCAGCGATGATGACATCGCCTTCTGTTACTTGATGGCGCTGGATGAAGAGGCCGCAGCAGAGAAAGAGAAGGAGCCTGTGCTCTGGATCAGGGAAGGTTTTTGAGGGAAGGAGTCCCCGATGCGTTACACGGTATATCTCGAACCGAACTACACCCAACACTGTGAGACGGCTGGCGAGGCCGCTGAAGTGGCCGTGAACGACCCCGAGGGCGGTCGCTACATGGTGTACGACAACTGGAAACAACGGTTTTTGACGGGCGCTGAAGTGGTCTGGGCCTATGTCAACGCGCGGAAGAGGCGGGTGCCGCGAGAGGTTTGTGCGAATGCGACGTGAAATTGGCCCAGAGGAGTACGAGTTACAAGTTCAGACGCCGGTTGGCTGGCGGAAGATCGCGGTCTACAATGACTTCAATGACGCGATCCCCGCCTGCCACCGCACATCTATGAGTCAGAAATGTTCGAGCCGAGTCGTGGAGCGACTGATCGTTGACACGCTCGGCACGGAGCCGCAGTACCGCGAAGAAGTCGTCGCGGAGCGTCACTACAACATCCGTGACGATCCCGATGAGAATTGGCGGGATGACATCGACGAGCTTGCAGAGCAGTATGAGTTTCGTTGGCAGGAAGTCGGGTTTTAGCGGCCCCGGTTGAGTTCGCGCATCGTCTTCAGATACTCGAAGATGTCGGCATCGTCGTCATCGCCTAGCAATTCATCGACGCCTTTGCCGAGGAAGCCCTCTGGGTATTCCATCTTAACGACGCCGTTCTTGTTGGTCTTCTCCCCCTGCTCGTTTTCCACCCAAAACTTCACTTCCTTAATGTCCCCGGCGAAGTCTTCCATAGCCTTCGTCGTCGGGTCGAAGTAGTTTCCCTCAAAGAAGCATGGATCGTTGGGGAGTACCGGCAGGTGGAGCCGCTCGCCTTCATGGAGAACCACGACTGAGCAATGCTCCTTGCCCGGATCATACAGACGACAATTCTTACAGATACGCTCGATCTGTCTTGGTTTCTTTTTCTTGCTCATTATGGTCTACCCTTTGTATAATAGAGTGGTGTCACCAGCCTTCGCTATAATGCTGTAAGGCCAACACACTATTGCTGGTGGCACACTATCTTAAGTTACCTTAACTATTAACACTTCGAGCCATGAAAATGAGCGAACCATCAGAGAAGTCATTGATTAAGATACAGACCTACGTGGCGAAGTATCGTGAGAAGACAGGCACGTCGGGCCACCCCGAAGCAGAGGATGCCGTCGTCAAGGGACTCGCTCGTCATCTCGATGTCTTAGGCAAACCATTGTGCCCCTGCAATTTCTACCCGGACAAGGAGAAGGAGATGGAGGAGCACGGTCGTCGTTGGGTGTGTGCCTGCGACGAAATGAAGCAGTACAAGTATTGTCACTGCTTGTTGTTCACGCGGCCAGACGGACTACCGATCACGGAGTATCTGCCCGATGGACACGAAGGAAAAGAGACCTATGGGATAACTACAGATCCCACGCCCGATAGGGGCCGCGAGTCGCGGCACCTTCTGTAAGAACCCCTATTGCGGCTTAAACAACGGAGGATTACAATGTTGGTGCTTAACGAAGACACCTTCGCCGAAAATACAAGCGAAGGTCTGGTGCTTGTTGATTTCTTCACTGTCTGGTGCGGCCCCTGCAAGGTGCTGGCCCCGGTCCTCGAAGAGATCGAAGGCATCAAAGTGTGCAAGGTGGATGTCGAGGAGAACCGCGATCTCGGAGTGCGCTTCGCAGTGAGCGGCGTTCCATGCCTCGTCTTTCTCAGGGATGGGGTTGAAGTGGACCGGATCACCGGCCTCGCTTCAAAGGCAGCCATCCAACTGAAAGTGGATCAACTCAATGCTGAAACAGCTTAAGTACATCTGTTGTGCGGCCCTTCTGTGCCTCACGTTTGCTGGATGTGCCTCTCAGATCAATGAGGGCGAGATCATCTCCAAGCAATTTGTGCCAGCGCACGAAGAAAGCACGATGCGGTACGACGTGCTGCAAGAGACGTTTGTGTATGAGACAGAACACATACCTGACCGATGGTACGTGACCATCGAGAAGAAGTGCGAGGACGGCAAAGTCCGTCAACGTAAGTTGATGGTGTCTCAGGGCACCTACAACAGTGTGACCAGAGGAGAATGGTTTGGCGTGGAGTGACGGATGCCCACCTACGAGTATCTGTGTGACCCTGACCACGGTGGTTGCGGTCACAAGTTCGATGAGATGCAGAGTTTCAAGGATGAACCTCTGACGGACTGCCCGGAATGCAAGAAGAAGAAACTGCGGCGACTGTTTGGAGTCCCCGGTCTTATCTTTGTGGGCAGTGGCTTTTATGTGAATGATTATGGGAGGGGAAGTGGCGGCAGCCAACCGGCTGAATGAAAGCCAGAGCGCAGAAATTGCTAAGCGTTACGCTTCAGGTGAATCTTCTGGGGCTCTTGCGGATGAATTCGGAGTTACTTCGCGTTCCATTCTCAATCATGTGATAAAGCAAGGGGTGAAGCCCCGAACTGTCGCTGAGGAGAACAAGCGGAAGGCGAAGCCCAGCGGGGAAGCTGCCAAGACTTACACATACCACCGATACAAGATACGTGCCAAGAGAAATGGCATCGAGTTCGCTCTCAGTAGGGACGAGTTCTTTGATCTCATCAACAAAGATTGTCATTACTGCGGTGCTGGCCCGAGTAACTTGTGTCAAAGCAAAGCGTACAACGGGTCTTATGCGTACAACGGACTAGATCGCAGAGACAACCGAGACGGATACGTGAAGGACAACGTGGTCCCTTGTTGTATGCAATGCAATCGAGCGAAGAACACTCTTTCAATTGAAGAGTTCTTCGTGTGGATCAGGAAGATCTACGAACAACAAGGAAGCACGGAGGCTTAACATGTTTGTCATTGGAGTCGCTGGTCAAGCCCAGATGGGCAAAGACACTTTAGCCGACAGGCTGAAGGAGAAGTTGAATGATGCCGGTGGGCGCTGGGAGAGAGCCGCGTTCGCCGCGAACGTAAAGAGGGTTTTCACTGACACGTTTGGTGTGGATCTTGCTTTCGTCGAGAAGTGGAAGGTCATACCGGAGACACCACCCGGTTTTGACATGACAGTTCGGCAGGGACTACAGTTCATCGGGGATGGCTTCCGCAAGATTGTCCCCACCATCTGGCTTGACCTCGCCTTTCGTGACAGAAGTGTCCCCAAGATCATCAGTGACGTGCGATATGTCAATGAGTTCGTCCGGGTGAAGAAGGAGGGTGGCATGAACATCCTCGTTGGTCGCCCCGACAAGCTCAACGATGACCCAAACGGGTCCGAGGCTCAGATCAGGCCCTACATCTTGTGGGCGCTGGAGAACCTTAAGGACTGTGAGCCCATCGGCCCGCAATTGTTCAAGTTGGCGTCGGTCGAAGCAATGGGTGGTGGCACTCAGTCGGCACCCCCAGAACACATGGAGTGCTTCGACATCTTCGTCAGGA